CTGGCGGCCACAACGCCGACCATCCGTGGCCGGGCGACCGTGACGGCCATCAGCACCATCGGCGACAACTCGACGCTCACCCTCTCGGGCACTATCGCCGGGACTGTCTCCTCGGACAAGATTGTCAAGGCGACGGCGTCGGATACGTCCATCAACTCGGCCACCAACGGGCTCATCAACATCACGAACCGTGGTGGGTCGTATAGCACGGGGACCGCGAAGCTCCACAATATCGACACCTCGCTGTATCCGATTTGGGACGCCACCCGCATGACGGCCGGCACCGATACGCCGGATGTCAACCAGCCGACTGAGTCGGACATCTGGATTCTCATCCAGAAGATCGCGGGCCGCTCCGGCAAGGATGCGATGCTCCGCCCGAAGGACTTCCTCCTCATGACCACGCCGGGCATCGCCCAGAAGCTCATGGAGTCGATGGTCAGCCAGCGGCGCTTCACGGCGGGCGAGTTCAGCACCACCATCAAGGGTGGCTACAAGGCCCTTGAGGTCTGCGGCATCCCGCTCGTCCAGGACTACTACGTCCCGGCCGGCACCATCTACCTCCTCCACCTCCCGTCGCTGGCGTGGGTGGATGCGAAGGATATGGGCTTCATCGAGTTCGAGGGCGCTGGCCCGTGGCGTTGGCTCTCGGGGCGTGATGCCTTCGAGACGACCTACGGCTGGTACGGGAACCTCGCCTGCCTGGCGCGTAATGCGCACGGCAGCATCGTGAACTACACCGACACGGCGCGCTTCACGCACGTTGTTTAACCTTCATTGGGACGGGGTAGGGGCTTCTGCCCCTGCCCCAACCTGAGGATTCTTCATGCCCTATAACTTTTTTGCTCCAAAGCCGGGGCGGCTTGGCACGCTCCCGGTGCCGGTTAACAGCGGCCGCCTCAACACCGGCACGCTGGCGGCGGGCACGCAGACCCATAACATCGGGTCGTTCTCGGCTAAGTCGTACATCAGCCGTGCGGTGGTGTGCGCCGAGACGTTCCCGACGGCGGCTACGTCGTGCCGGATTGAGCTGTACAAGATGACTGGTGCCACGGCGCTGGCGCTGACCGCGACTGGTGCATCGGCATTGAGCATCAACACGGCGGCGGCGGATACGCCGATTAACATTCCGATTCTTTCGACGCTGACGGACGCGCAGCGGACGCTGACGGCTGGCGACAGCCTTCGAGTGTCCATTGTGACGGTTGGTGCGGTGTCGGCGCAGCCGGAAGATGTCACCGTGACGGTCGAACTGCTGGTCGGGGAGTAACGGATGCCGGTGCTGCTCAATAGCACCGGCCGGCCTGAGCCGTCGCCAGAAGTGTCGCGGCGGCTCAAGGCCATCCACGCCGGATTGCATCTGCGGTTTATGGCGGACGGCGATGGATTCTGGTCGGTTTGTATGGCGTGGGACCCGGAAGACACCCGCTGGGGCACGGTCCAGTCGGGCGAGATTTCTCCCGACCGCGCCTTTGATATTATTGGCTATTTGCCGCTGGACTGCCCGGCGGATCAGGCCCCGCCCTACCTTGAGCGGATGTTTCGAACGTGGCCGAACGAGAAGGTGCAGCGGATGGCGGACAAGGTCAACAGCTTTAACGCTGGGGTCGCGTCGGATATGGCCGAGCAGGCGCTGGCCGAGGTGCTGGACATGGCCGACCCGAGCGCGAGCAAGTCTGGCAAGCGCTCCAAGAAAGTTTCCTAACGCTCTTTTCCCGAGGTTCCGGTGGCCGTCACCAAAGCTCAACTGATTGCGCTGACCCGCGAGACGATGGATGCCGTCTCATCGGATCGGTGGTCGGACGCTACCATCACGCGGGCGCTGAACAGCGTCTACGGGGATGAGTGGTCCAACATCTTGAACGCGCAGCCGTACTACACCTTTGGCAAGCGCACGGTGACCACGGACGTGGACGGGCAGGTGGCCTTCAGCGCCCTGAATACGGGGAGCGGGGACAGCCAGCAGAACTTCTACCGGGTCTTGTCGGTGTCGGACGGGAATGTCCTGTACACGCAGACGCGGTTTCAGGATGTCCCCCTCGCCACAACCACGAACTATCTGCCGACCTACCCGCGCCTCTTCTATACGGCCGGGCAAACGCTCCAGATTCTGCCGGTGGCCAGTGGGACGACCCTCTACGTCTTTGTTAACTACAAGCCGACGAGCTTTTCGGACCTGACTTCGGACAGCTCAACCATCAACTTCCCTGATGGCGGAGAGTGGGTGCTGGCCAACGAGGCCGGCGCGATGCTCCTGAATAAGGGCGGGGCCGAGTCCACGGCGGCGCAGGTGCTTCGCCGGGAGGCCGAGATGCAGCGCGGGCTGATGCTGGACGATCTGCGGCGGTACACCATCAACCCGACGATGATGGCGTATCCGGACCAGAAGTACGACTGGTCGGGTGGCTGATGTCGCGCCCCCTGATGCGGGACGCGCAAATCAGCTTTGCCGGGGGCCTGAACACCGTCTCGGACGACCTCGCGCTCCAGCCGGACCAGATTCGGCTGGCGCAGAACGCGCGGCTAAACGAGTACGGGGCGATTGCCAAGCGGAACGGGAGCGTCAAGGTGGCGACCACGGCCCTCTCCAATGCGCCCCAGAACGGGTTCTCGTGGGCCCGGGACAGCGGGGCGGTGCAGGGGATGGTCGTGGCCAACGGGACGCTCTACACGGCCAATATGCTCTCCCTGCCCGCCGCGTCGTGGACCTCGCAGACGGGCACGCTCAGCACGTCCGTCACGCCGACGTTTGCCTCGTTTATCAGCGGGGGGTCCACGGACGTCGTCTATATCGCGGATGGCGGGAAGATCAACCGGTGGAATGGCACGACCCTGACAACGGATATTGGCACGAATACGCAGGCCGTATCAGTCATCAAGGTGCATAACCAGCGCCTGTGGGGGACTGGGAACAGCACCTACCCCGACAGCATCTTCTACTCCGGGCTCAATAACGGCGACTCCATTGGGGACGCCGTTACCTCTGGAGCCGGTGGCGGCCAGATTATCGTCCGCACCTTTAGTGATGAGCGGATTGTTGGGCTGGCCTCGGTCGGCTCGTCGCTCCTTATCTTCCATCGGCGCGGCATCTCCCGCCTGACCGGGTTCGGGCAGGACGACATCACGGTGCAGCCGGAGGGCGTCTCGTCCCAGACGGGCACGATTGCCCCGTTCTCCATCGTGGAGGCCGACGGGGTGGCCTACTTCCTGTCGGATCGCGGGGCGTTTGCGGCCACGGAAGGGGCCGTCGCCTCGCTGGGGACACCAAGCTCGCCGGACCCCCTCCTCCCGCTCTTGCAGGGGATGACCGAAGCCAACCTAGCCAACGTGCGGGGAGTGCTCTCGCGCCGGACGCAGGAGATTTGGTGGTTCGTGCCGGGGTACGGAATCTATACCTACCACCTGACACTCCGGGCGTGGTCGGGGCCGTGGGTCGGGGAGTACCTCAACACCGCCTGCCTGTGGGTCAGTCCGGTCAACACGTCGGCGGACCAGTTCGTGATTCGGGGCAACTCGACATCGGCCTACGACGTGACGGTGTCGGACTACCCGAGCGCCACCAGCGACATCGCCACGTTTGCCGACGGGAGCACGGGGACTGCCATTGAGATGGTGGTGCAGCTCCGGCGGCAGTACTACGGGGATGATACGCTGGCCAAGGCGTTCAAGTGGGGCTATATTAACGCGGTTTTGGGGAGTAGTGCCTCTATCGTGGTCGAGTGGATCTCCGATCTCGGCGCGGGGACGGAGACCATCACGGGGGCCGCTGGTGGGACGTGGGATCCAACGGCCACCTGGAACGCGGCGCTGAACTGGGGGTCGCTGGGCACGCGCAGTTACCGTATCCCGCTGAGCACGACCGGATACTATCTGGATATCAAGTTGTCCAATTCCGAGAAGAACTCCGTCACGATTAGCCGCTGGCAGACCGAAGCGTTCGCGCTCGGCCGCCGATAACCGAGGAATCTATGGCTGAAACCGTCACTCAGCACCAGTACAGCAACGCCGTCACGCCGGTCAATGGCGGGGCCCTCGACGCGAACGTCGTGCGGACCAACATCAACAACGTCGGCACGACCTACAACACGCACGACAGCGATCCGGGCATCCATGTCCAGTCGTCGGCTGCCGGGAGCCGTCCGTCGGCCGGCACCGCTGGGCGCAAGTGGGTGTCCACCGCGACCGTGGCCGGGGCGACGGTCGCCACGATGGCCTATGACACAGGCTCGGCATGGGTCACCGACACGACCTTCGCCGTCAGCAACGGTCAGCCGGGCATCTACGACGCGGGCAACTCCGGGTCGTCCAAGGCCATTGACTGGGCGAACGGGCCGATTCAGAAGGTCACGATGACGGCGGCCTGCACGTTCTCATTCAGCAACGCCATCACCGGCGGCACCTACACGCTGATCCTGGTGCAGAACGGGACGGGCGGCTATGCGCCGACGCTGACCGGCTGGGACTTCGGGGACAACTCGCCGTCCTACAACAGCGGGGCCAACAAGAAGAATGTCGTCTCCGGCCTCTACGATGGCGCGGAGTATCTGGCGGCGTTCGCCGTGAAGGGTGCCTGATGCTGGTTCAGCGGATGGCGCTCTTGACGGGGAACTTGCCCGCGCCGGAGTTCTCGTCCGTGGCGTGGGGGACCGTGCTCGTGCCCAACGACTACAGCGGGTACTTTGAGATTGCTTACGCCATTTCTAATGCGGCGGGTGGCGAGTATGTCAACGTGACGTGGGAGATTGCTGGATTTTCGCCCGTATCCTCCACGACGAGCGGCCCATTTACGTCCTCGCCTATTTCTATCGCGCCGGGAAGTGGTCCGTATCCCGGCCAGGGACTGTGGAGCGGTGACACGATTGACGCGACGGTGCGTCTGTATACGAGCACCGGAACGTTGCTGGATACCTACGTCCTCTTACCGTACAACTGCTAATGGGCGTCGGGGACTACGACCTCCAGCCGTTTACCTCGCCGGTCGGGGCGGATTCGCAGGCGTGGCAGACGCGCAACAACGACAACCTGTTGCGTGGCAAGTTTGTCCAGCACCAAGCGGACGAGGTCGCCCATCCGACCTACGGGCTGGATGCCAACAAGCCCACGCCCCCGCTGACCGGGATGATTTACGTCGCCACCGACACCGGGGTCATCTACTTCTACAACGGGACGACGTGGGTGTCCGCGGCGGTGTTCCGGCAGTACGGGGCGTGGCAGGACACGACCAATCAGACGGCGGCGGCGGCGAACACCGCCTACGCCATCACCTATAACACGACGGACGTGACGGACGGCATCACCCTGACCAGCGGCTCCCGGCTGACGGTGCCGATGGCGGGGGTGTATAACCTGCAGTTCAGCGCCCAGTTGGTCAACACCGACTCCCAGATTCACGATGTGGACATCTGGGTGCGGAAGAACGGGTCGGATATTGCGGAAACCAATGGGCAGGTGTCGGTGCCGAACAAGCACGGGGGCGTTGATGGACACGCACTACCGGCGTGGAACTACTTCCTCGAACTGGCCGCGAACGACTACGTCCAGTTGTACTGGTCCACCGGCAATACGGCGTGCTCCCTGCAGACGCTGCCAGCGGTGACGCCACACCCGGCGTCCGCGTCCATCATTGTTACCATGAACCGGATTTAACACGATGCCCATTCGTAGCAAGGCCCAGCAGCGGGCGATGTACGCCGCCGCCGAAGGGCGCGGTCAGACGGGTATCCCGAAGTCGGTGGCGAAGGAGTATATCGCCGCCACCCCCAAGTCCGCCTACGCCGACCTTCCCGAACGGGCAAGGCGTCGGATGGCGATGAAGCGCAAGTCTAAGTAAGGAGACGACAATGGCTGGGTTTACGACGCGACTGGCTGGCTGGGCCGCTGGACGACTGGGCGGCGAGAAGGCCCGCAAGAGCACGATGAACTGGATGGACAAGACCGGGGTTGGCAAGCTGCTGGGCTACGCCGGCGACGCAGCGCTGACTGGCGCTGCCTTCAAGGGCGTCGGTGCGCTCAAGGATCTGATGTCCGGTGGGCAGGCGGCTGCGGCCGCAGCCAACCCGTCTGTGGCGTTCGATGCGGCCTCTGGCAAGTGGGTGCCAAAGGGCACGGAGTTCAACCCAATCAGCTCCAGTCCGGCCAACTTTCGGCCCACGACGCTCGCGGAGATGCCGGGATCGGCAGCCGTGCAGGCCCCGAACATGACGGTGTCCGCGCCTGCGGCGATGAGCAATGCACTGAGCAATGCACCGCTCCGCCCACTGCCCGCTCCGCGTGACATGGTAGATACGTTTAATTTCGGCAATAACGCGATGCGAGCGCCTATCACTGGCGTCCCGGCCTCTGCCGTGGCTCAACTTCCCACTCAGGTTGCCCAACAGTCGATGAACACCAATCTTAGCAGTCTCCTTTCTGGCGCAGGACGGGCTGCCAGCTCCTTCGGCCGCAGCGCGTGGGACCTTGCCAAGGAAAATCCCGAGATTACCTCTGGCGTCTTTCAGGGGCTGATTGGCGCGTATGGGTCGGCGCAGGAGCGCGAGATGGAGCGTGAGCTGATCAACCGTCAGCGGGCCCAGCAGGAGCGGCTGGCGGCCCTCCTGATGCCGATGTATACTCAGTACGGCGGGTTCGGGGGTTAATATGGCGACCACAAGCTACGCGAGTCTCTTCGGGACCACCGGGTCGAGCGGCGGGAGCCGCCCCGGCATCAGCACGCTCTACGGCCAGCAGGAGCGGCCGAAGCGCCAGGCGGACGGGAGCGTGATGGCTCCCGCCCCGACCTTTGCGCAGATGCAGCAGCAGGGGCAGGCCCGTCCCGCTCCGCAGGCGGCCCAGCCAGCCTACACCAGCTACGCGCCGGGGCCGATGGCGGCGATGACGCAGCCTGCAATGACGCAGCCTGCAATGGCCCAGCCGGCAGTGGCCCCGTATCAGGGCGCTCCGGCGGCCGCCGGTAGCACGATGATGAGCGACCTCACCTCGCAGCTTGCGGGTGGCGGTCAGGTCCCGGTGTCTCGGTATGACCTCCCGCTGTTCCAGCAGCTCCGGAACTTCCAGCGCGGGCAGCTGGAGGCGGAGTTTGGGGCGGCGCGGCAGGGGCTGGAGGAGGAGATGGCGCGGCGTGGGCTGGCGGCCTCCTCGATTGGCGCGGGGCGGTTTGGGGACCTCGCGGGGCAGCAGGCGCGGGCGATGGCGGGCGTGGACTTCGCGCTCCTCAAGGACGCGGCGGATGCGGCGGCCGAGGATCGGAGGGCCCGCGATGCGATGCGGATTCAGCTGGCGCAGATCCTCTCGCAGGTAGACCCCAAGAACATCGGCAAGATGCAGCAGCAGCTGGCGTCGCTGGGTCTGTTGCCGAGCACCACTGGCCAGGGAGGCTGAGATGGCACGCGGCGGACGGGTGGCACTGCAGACGATTCTGGGCGGGCTGTCTGGTGGACTAGCTGGATACGCCCAGCAGCGGGAAATTAGAAAGCGTGATTCCGCCATTGAGCAGGCGCAAAAGCGGGAGCAGATGAGGGACCTGCTGGCCCTGCGTCAGGCCGGGGGATTTGAGGCTGGCCCCATTGCGACGTGGGCACCATCGCCCCTCGCCACATCGCCGGCCAAGGCGGGCGAGGCGGTTGCTGCGCCTGCTGGCATGGGCGCGATTCCGCTGACCGGCGTTGCTCCTGAGGCGATGCAGCAGGCCGCCGCCGGACTGGAGCGGTACGAGACGGGTGGCCCTGGAGCGATGTCGTTCGAGGTGGGCGGGCGGAGATTGGTGCTTCCCAGCATGGCACTT